CTACATGGGAACCCGGACCGTCACCTTGCGCGGACGTTCGCCATTGCCCTGCACCAGGACGGTGACGATGCAGGTCTGTCCGTCCGAGGATGGCTGGGCGGACAAAAGCTGACCTCCCGTGTCGCGCAAGACCTTGTTCGCCGCCGTGCCGCAGTCGCCTGCAACCAGGATCAGATAGTCGCGCGCCGGCGCGTTTGCCGGCACAAAGGCCGCCAATCCCGCTATTGTCGCGGCGATGATCGCAATGATCGGCAGTCGCGCCATGGCTTTCGGTTTCCACTCATAAGACGACAGGTGTCACGCCCCGGGATCACGGTCTTGAATCACGTCCCCGAAATCATGTCCAAAGCATTCGATGGAGTATGTATCCAATACCAACTGAATGGCAAATGAATGGTCTGTAATGCTGACCCTCGTGGCGCCGTCATCCCTTGCCCGTCGGATGGATCGGCGCGCTCGCGACGATCCGCCCGTAGAGCGCCAGCAACCCGCCGAAAGCACCGGCAAAGGTGACCAGAATGTCGGCAAGCTCCCCTTGCGCATCAGCGTTAATCTCCACTCCCGCCACATGCGCAAGCGGGGCGGCAACGGCAATCAGCGCGCCCCAGATCGTCTTCGATTGATACCAGGCTTTTGTCCCGTCCATAGCTGTCTCCCATCACGATATTGTCAGAAATCGGCACGCAAAAATCGGCACTCAAACTCGGCTGTCAGAACTCGATCGTCGCAAGCGCAGCAATGCCGAGCGGCACGGCTTGCCCGATCTGGCGGATGCGCAGGGTGAGGCTCGGCTGCTGAGAGCCGAAATCGGCAAGCTCGTCGCTCGCCGGATAAAGGAACAGCGGAGCCTCGACATCCACCCGCCGCACCACGACGTCACTGGTCCCGAGGATCTCGACGCGGTAGCCTTCGTCCGGCTCGTCTCGCGGAATATCGCGCCCGTCCCAGCCGTCGGCATCGACGCGCCCGCGCCGGATCCAGCGGAACTGGGCAGCGCCATCGGCCAACCGGACACCGCGGATATGCACCGGCGAAAGCGGCGTCTGCGCCCTTTCTCCACCGGCAAACACATGCGGTCCGGATCGGCCTCCGACGGCGCCCAGGCTTTCGGCCAGGAAATTCAGCCTCCGTCCCTGCTCGTCACCGGTCAGCCCGAGCGGCTTCACGGCATCGTCCAGCACCACGCAGGCCGCACCGACAGCGCTCCCGGCCGCCATCGCATCCTCGGTTCCCGCCAGTCCCCGCAGCAATCCGGACAGCCGCCATCGCCCCGCCGCGATCTCCTGCGCCTCGGCAAACCCGACGATTTCCCAGATGCCGTTTGACGCGCGGATGGCTAGCCGGTTGTCGCCGCTCAACACCGCCAGCGTCTGCGCCGACGAGAGACCGCCGAAATAAAGGTCGAGATCGAGCACTTTTGAGCGGTCGAACCGTCCCGTTACACCGGGATCGAGCGCCGAAACCAGCAAGCCGAGCCTTGCTGGGCGATCGACCATCACCCGCCTGCGATATCCATCGGTCGTTGCCGAGGACGAAACGGCGATCCGCCGCCAGGGCCTGCAATAGGCCGCGACCACCGCAAACCCTTCATCATCGGACGAGGTCAGCCGCGGCAGGTCGAGAAAATGGAGGACCGGCGCAAAGGCGTCGCTCGCCGAACGGCCGCCGTCACGCCGCGTCGTGACATCATCATACCGCCCAGGCGGAAGCGGCGCATGGCTCTGCGCCTCGATCCGCCGCACCGCCCCGTCCTCAACCCGCTGGATGACGAACGTACCGTCGGGACCATCGGTGAGGTGCACCGCATCGCCGGGCTCGAGCGCCAGATCCTGTGGCGGCAGTGTGAAGGAAATCGAGCGCCGTGCCACGCGCTGCGCTCGCAGCATCGATTCCACCGCCCCGAGCGCCGCTTCCTCGCACAGCGTCGCCGGAAGGTCGTAGCTTGCCACCCGCTCGCTTTCGGCCTTCGCACGGCGCGACCTTGCGCTCGCCTGCTCATAGTCCAGAACCGGATTGTAGAAGCCGAGCACCGCTTCCGCCGGAAAATCGCTGTCGTGCCCCCGGCTTTCCGACCAGAGCGGTTCGCCCTCGACCTCCGCCACAATCGCGATCTCGCGCGCAGCAAGGCTCGCGCCCTGCCGCGAGCGGAACCGCAACAGCCCCGCATCCTCGCTGACGTCGATCTGAAACACGCTGAACAGGGGCTCCAGCAGCGCGCGCGCCGAGGTAACATCAGCCTGCACGTAGCCCGTCAGATCGCCGGTCACGCCGGACACGTCGAAATCGTCAAATCCGTGATCGGTGAGGATGGCCGCGATCGCGTCGGCAAGCGTCGTTCCTCCCAGCCTGCCGTTCAGCCAATGCCCCGTGCGCCAGTTCTCGCCGTCGCTCCAGATCGTCAGGTCGTCGGGAAAGGCCGGAGACGGCCGCGCGTCCCAGGTCCAGACGAACACATGATCCGGATCGACCATGCCGGCGGGTGCCGCCTCGCCCTGCCACCAGCCATGATGCGCTTCGAGAAACCGTCGCTGCTGGCTGTCGGACCGCCCGCCGGACGAGAAATACGGCAGGCTGCTTTCCACCGATTTCGGATCGACAAACACATTCGGCTGGTTGGCGCCCTTGTCGACAGCCGGGCAACCCAGTTCGGTAAACCAGATCGGCTTCATCCCGGGCAACCAGGCCGTCGCGGTGCCAGCCTCCGCGCCGCCCGTCCGGTTATAGTGACGGTTGCCCCACCATCCCTGGAGATCCTTGGCCCGAAACACCCAGGGCTTGCCCGCCAGCCCGTCGGTGATCGGCGAGCGCAGCCGGTTCGCCCGGTCGGACTCGCTTGCGTAATACCAGTCGAACCCCTCGCCCGCGGCAATCTGCGCCGCCATCGCCGCCCGGTCGTCACGGGACCGGAACCCATCAGGATTTGCCTCCGCCAGATCCTCGTCGCGCCAGTCGGAGAGCGGCATGTAATTGTCGATCCCGACCGCATCGATATGAGGCGACGCCCACAGCGGATCGAGATGGAACAGCACATCGCCTGTGCCATCCGGCGGATGGTAGCCGAAATACTCGCTCCAGTCGGCGCCATAGGTCAGCGCCGTCGCCGGTCCGACAAGCGCCCGCACATCCGATGCCAGCGTCACCAGCGCCTCGACGAACGGAAACGCACCGGTCTGATCGCGGATCTGCGTCAGCCCCCGCAGTTCCGATCCGATCACCAGCCCCTCGACGCCACCGGCCGTATTGGCGAGACCCGCATAATGCAGCACCATCCGCCGATAGCCGTCCGCCCCGCCGGCAAAGGCCTCGACCTGCGTGCGCGCAACCGCCGTCCTGTCAGCACTCCCCGCCAGTCCCGCTGCCGGATGACAGGTAATCCGCCCGCGCCACGGGTAGCTTGCCTGCTCCGCCTGGCCATAGGGATCGGCCAGACCATTACCCGGCGCGATGTCCATCATCACGAACGGATAGAGAAACACCTTCAGCCCGCGCGCCTTGAGATCGGCAATCGCCGCCAGCACGCTCGCATCCCCAGGCGTGCCGCCATAGGCCGGGCCGCCTCCCGACGAGCTGACGCGATGCGCCGCGCTCCTGACCACGCCTGCAACCGACCATGGCGTGCTTTCGTCGCGCCGCGTCTCGACCTCGACGCCCGGCAGAATGCGGCATTGCCCGGCCCGCAGATCCGTCCCGAACCAGGCAACGACCAGCGCCACACTCTCGATATTGGGGCAAAGCGCCTGCAATTCGTCGAGCGAAGCCTGCCAGTCCGTCTCAGCCACCATCGTGTTGCGGTTGAGAATGCGGGCGCTGCCCTCCGCCGTCTTCTCGGTCACCTGGACCGTGTGATAGCCATGCTCCGTCGCACCGGGAATGATCGTCACCGCCCGGATCTGCCTCTCCAGCGTCCCGACCGGCCGCACCACCTCGAACTGCAGCAGCGGAATGCGGTTGCCAAACGCTTCGAGCGGCAACCGGTCGAACACGACATAGGCAAGCCCGCGATAGGCCGGCGCCTTCCCTTCGCCCTGCTTTGCCTCGATCAGCGGATCCGGCAACTGTGTCTCGTCGCCGGCATGAACGCGCATCTCGATCGCCGTCAGGTCCAATTCCTGGCCATCGGCCCAGACGCGCCGCACGCAGGCGATCGGACCCTCGCAGAGCCCGACGGCGAAGTTGGCGAAATACTGAAACGTTTCCGTCTGAGACCCGCCCGTCGCCTTGGCGCCGCTCCGCTCCCGCGTCGCCTCCTCCTCGAACCGCGTCGCCCAGATCAGCGTGCCCCCGATCCTCGCGGTCCCATAAACCCGGCTGACCGGCGCCCCTTCGTCCGCCCCCGGAATGCGCGCCGTCGCAAGTCTTGCCCCCGAGACGGTCGAGGAACCGCCGAGCAACGCCCGATCAACAACGCTCCCCGCCAACGCCCCCGCCGCCCGCCCAAGGATTGCCCCGACAGGACCGAACACCCCACCAAGTGCCGCACCCGCCGCCTGAAACAGGATCGTCGCCATGGAACCCCCTCACGCCGATCCAGTCGTGACCTGGATGCGCGCTCATGTTGTGGATCTATCGGATTGCGGGATGGAGGTGGCCGCCTCCTAGTTGGCTGCCCCTCACCCTAACCCTCTCCCCGTAAACAGGGAGAGGGGACGTGCCTCGATTAGGCTGGGAGCGCGCAGCATAGACCCTTCTCCCCGCCTGCGGGGAGAAGGTGCCGGCAGGCGGATGAGGGGCAGATGCGGGTTAGCGGATGAGGGGCAGATGCACATTCGCGGATGCCAGCCGGATTAGGGGCAGATCCCCGCCCATCCACCACCTAGATACCCGCTAAAATTGTGATAACGTATCGGCGTTTGGAAGCGGAATGCAGCACGCGCCGCGCCAGCCGGCGCATTGGCGGAGATGGGCTCCGCCAGCTCAGGCAGGGAGCCTTGTTTCCAACCATGGAGGTGATGTCATGAGGCTTTGGCCAATTGGCATGACGCTTATCGTGAGGGTGACCCGGACGGGCTGGTCAATGACCGTCCGGATCAATTTCACAAAATAAGCAAACCGATGGGTGGGGTGACAGCCCCATCCATCACTCCATGACCATACGCGGATCCTCGCCAACTTTCAACCATCCCTTGCCGTCGGAAACCGGTGCACGGCAGCGATTTTGCGGCGCCAGGAGGGCACGAGAACCGAGCGCGTCACCGCCATCTGCTCGTAGGCATGAATGAAATGGGACGGCCCGGCCAGAATGCCCGCATGCTTCATCATCGTGTCCGGTCGCCAACGAAACAGCAGCAGATCGCCCGGCTGCATCTGCACGACGCCAAATGACGGTCCAAACAGCCGGATGCCATCCTCCGCCATCCGATCTTCGCCGCCCCGTTCCGCCCAATCGGGCGCATAGGGCGCCACCGGTTCCGGCTCCTCGCCATAAAGCTCCCGCCAGATGCCGCGGATCAGGCCGATGCAATCGCAGCCGATGCCGCGCGTTGCTCCCTGATGCCGATAGGGCGTGCCGATCCAGGTCTCAGCCACCGCGACGATCCGCTCTCCGGCGGCACTCATTCGAACAGCGCTCCGCCGTCATGCAGCCGCTCGCCATCCACATAGGAATAGGCAAAATCGGAGCCCGGCACATGCGGAAAGCCGCGGAAGTTGAGAAGGTTCGCGAACCGCCCGCCGCACGTCGAAACCGTCTTGTCGCAACCGGCCGTCAGCGTCACCGCCTGCCCAGGAACGACTGCCTGCTCCAGCGGCAACCAGAATGTCAGCCCCGCCTTGCCGTCAGCGCGTCGCTCGTGAACCTCGATATCCACCTGCGCCCCGCCCGCAAATTGTGCGACGCCACGGCCGAAAAATCCTTCCGCAAAACCGGACAGACCCGACACGACGATGCGGCTTTTATCGATCACCGCATCCACCAAGCCATTCCCGCGCCAGGCCGAGAGGTCGACCCGGCAGCTGTTATCACCAAGGCTCGCGTCGCAGCGCCTGCCATAGACCCGCCCCTGTGGCTGGCCCAGCCGATGCGCAAGGCTGCGCAGCTCTGCCTTGAAGGCGCCGCCCGATCTGGAAACTTCGCCGATCTCGCGGATATTCAGCAGCATATGCTGAGCGGCATCCGCCCAGTTGACCACGAACAGCTCAACCCGCGCGCCGTCATAGCGCCCGCTTGCGAGATCCGCCTCGTCGATTGCAGCGCTCGAGAGGCCGCCTTCCACCTCTTCCGCGCTGGCGGCCATGCCAAGCGCCTGTTCCGCCTCGCTTGCCGCAAAACCGCTCGCCGCCAGAAATGTCGTGCCGTCGAAGACCAGGTCGCGGTCATGCTCGGTAAACCCCAGCACCACCGCGTCGCGTCGCGTCACCCGCCAGCCGTAGCAGATCGTGGTCGCCTCGCCCGCAAGATGGCCCGCCAGACCCGCCGGAATCGCCCTCATGCCAACACCTCCGTCAATGGAATGGCCGGGATCCGCCCGGCGTCGAAATGCGCCAGATTGATCTCGATCCGGTCGGTATCGAAGCGCACGGCCACGTCGAATTCAAACCCGGCCCGGACGATATGGCCGACTGCCGGCACATGCCCCGCCGCAAACGTCACGGTGCCGGTCGTCGTATCGACAGTGAACGAGCTCGCTGGCTTCGCAACGCCGCCGACCGACACGACCACCGTTCCCGCCACCGGCTTGCTGATCCGTCGCTCCCAGCCGCCGGCCGCATCCGCATAGGTCTTCGTCAGCGAGAACGCAGAGGTCGCCCCATCGCCGACCCCGATCTGCTGGTCGCTTGCCGAGATCGCCTGACCCGGACCGCAGGATTTCCAGTCGACGGGATCGCGAAACCTGAAGCCGTAGAGCTGGCCGCCGCGCGCCTCGAAGAATTCCAGAACCGCATAGAGATCGGCAACCGATTTCACCCCGGATCCGGCCTCATAGCTTCGCCGCGAATCGCGCCAGCGCTGGTTGCGGCTTTCGCGTCCATTGGACAGGTTGACGATATCGGTCCGGCGCACAGGCCCGCCGGAGGCGCCAAGCGCCACCCGCAGGGGAAAGCGCACCTCATGAAATCCGCTCATCGCTGCCCCTCACAATCCTCTGTTTCCGCGCGAAACGCTGCGTGCCAGCATGGCCGAAATCTGGCCCTCGCTTTTGCGAAAACTCGCCGCATCGGTCGCCGTCACGTTGAACACCACCTGCGCTACCCCGCCGCCGCCAGCTGAAGCCACGCCGAGCGCCCCGTCCGATCCGCGCCGAAGCGGCAGGATCGCCTCGGCCCCCGCCTCGCCCATCAGCCCGGTCCCGCCGCCCATCGGAAAAAAGGTCGGCGCCCGCACGACGCCGCCATCGGCAAACGGCGTCACAGACCCGATCAGCCCGCTCACTGCATTGCCCAGCAGGCTTTCCAGCGGCTTCAGCCCTGCCGAGAGCGAAATATCCGCCAGCCGGTTGCCGAGCCCCTTCAACACGTCGTCCAGCCCCTTGCCCCCGGTCGTCGCCGTGCTCAGTGCACTCGTCAAAGCCCGGCCGAACCGGTCCGAACGCGCCTCAAGATCCGCCATCACGCCAGACAAGGCTTCAGCCCCCGTCACGGCCGCACCGAACGTCACGTCATCTGTATCCACAGCCTCAACTCCCGTTCAAATTTCGCCGATCCGCCGGCTTGCACCGTCACGCGCCATCCGGAAAAGCCCGCATCAGCGTCTCCAGCCCGGCACGCTCGATCGACGTCGCGCGTTTGATCAGGCCCCCGGTCGCGGCAAACAGCTCCCTTGGCGTCATCGCCCAGAATTGCGGTGCGGAAAGCCGCAGCAGGCAGAGACCGGCATGCATCGCCGCGTCCCATGGAAAAGGCTCAAACTCCTGCGCCTTGCCGCCCGCTGCGGCCATCAGGGGTTTGCCGGTGACGTCCCCTCATCCGTGCCGAAGGCAGCACTCAGCAACTCGCCGACAATCCGCGCGCAGGACAGGATCCCGCCATCGACGCTCATCGCCGCCGCCTCGTCGTCGGTAATCAGGTTGCCGCCGCCGCGAAGGCCGGCCCCGATGATGCGGATCATGTCGGCTGCCTTCATCCGCCCGGAGGAAAACCGTCCCGCGAGCTCCGTCAGATCGCTCGCCGCAAAGGCCGTTTCCAGTTCCGCCAGCGCGCCCAGCGTCAGACACAGGATCCGCCGCTCGCCGTCCATTTCGGCCTCCACCTCGCCGCGGCGGCGGTTGGCCCGTCCATGCATGCCCATGAAATCCCCCTTTCATGCTCCTACAATGCTGTGAAACTCACGACCCCGGCGGATTCGAGCGCAATCTCGAACCGGATTTCGCCATTGTGCTCGCCGGAATATTCAAGCGCCGTCACCTGGAACGCCCCCGCGAGCGTCGCGAAACTGGGGATGATGATCTGCCAGGAGAGGATCGTGCCGGCAAAGAACGTGCTGCGCACCAGCGCATCGCTCGTGCCGTCCTTGAAGATCCCCGAACCGCTCAGCGATGCCCGCTGCACACCCGCCCCGCCCAGAAGTTCGCGCCAGCGCCCGCTGCTTTCGGCATCGGTAATGTCGACCGTTTCGGCGTTGAAGGCGATCCGCCTGGAGCGCAGTCCCGCCACGGTCAGAAACGTCCCGCTATTGTCCACCTTCAGGAGAAGGTCCTTGCCCTTCTGTGCCACCATGTCCCGATCCTTTTTTTCCAACCGCTTTGAAGTATTGATGCTTTCGGGTTGCGTGCCGACCTGCTAAAGCCGCGGGGCACATCCCCTTGCCCGCTTCCCATCGCGATATCGCATTGACCAAGTCCCCCCTCCGGTCCGCCCGGACCATTGGCGTTCTCGCCATCACGCAACTCATCGGCTGGGGCACCACGTTCGAAAGCCTCGGCGTTCTCGGTCGCTCCATCGCGCCCGATCTCGGCCTCGCCAACGAAATGGTGTTTGCCGGATTGTCGGTGATGATGCTCGCCAGCGCGTTTTGTGGTCCGCTCGTCGGCCGGCTGCTCGGGCGCCACGGGGCGGCCAAGGTTCTCGCTGCCGGTTCCGTATTCTTCTGCGTCGGGCTGCTCGTGCTGTCCGTCTCGAACGGCCTGCCGCTCTATGCGGTCGCCTGGATCCTGCTCGGTGCCGGCGGCGCCTTTTGCCTGTCGGCACCGGCCTATGCGGCCGTGGTCGAGCGTGAAGGCACGAAGGGACGTCGCAGCATCACAATCCTGATGCTGTTCACTGGCCTCTCCGCCACCATCTTCTGGCCGCTTCTCAGTCTCGGCAACGATCTCATCGGCTGGCGCACCACCATGATGGTCTGCGCTTTCCTGCATCTGTTCGTCTGCGTGCCGCTCTATCTCTTTGCCCTGCCGAAGCCGATCGCCTGGGACACCGCAGATGCCGGCGTCGATGCGCCGCCGGTTGCTTTCACCAAGCGGCAAGGCAAGCTCGCCTTCCTTCTTGTCGCCACCGCCACCACCATTGCCTCCTTCGCATCCTACGGCGTGTCGCCGTCGCTTCTGGAACTGTTGCGGCAATCCGGTGCGACGCCTGAATTTGCCCTGCAGCTTGCCGCCGCCCGTGGCGTCATCGGCATTTCGGCCCGCGCCTTCGATATGCTGCTCGGCAAGCGCGGCAATCCGTTCATTACGGCCGTGACCGGCAATAGCTTCATGATCCTCGGCTTTCTCAGCCTCATCGTCCTGCCGTCGTCGACCGCAACGCTGTGGATCTTCATCGGGCTTTACGGCATCGGCTCGGCCGTCCTGCAGGTCGCAAAGGCGCTTCTGCCGCTTGCCCTGTTTTCACCGCGCGACTATGGCCGCCAGGCCGCACGGCTGTCCATGCCGCAGAACCTTGCCAATGCGCTCGCCCCCGTCGTGTTCACAGCACTGCTCGATCGTTCGGGCGCTCTCACGGTTCTCGTCGTCACCGTCCTTCTGGCCGGCTCGGCGCTTACCGGCATCCTCTTCCTCATGCATCTCGTGCGGCAGAGTAACCGGCTTGCTGCCTCTCACTCGGTCACCGCACGATAGCGCAGCTCGACCTGAAGATACCGCGTGTTCGGCTCGCGTCTGGTGCGCGATCCCGTCCGCAACAGGCTTACCAGCACAAACCCTTCCAGCGTCAGCGCCGCATCGTGCAGCAGCGTGTCCACCCGGCTTGCGATCTCCTGCGCCTGCCGACGCCCTTCGGCCTGCGACCAGACGGTGATCGTCAGGCTATGCGCCTCGCCCGGTTCCGTGCCGGTCGAATAGTCGCGCGTCTCCCACTCCCCGAAGGCGATCGCCGGCAGCTTCGGCTTCGGCAGCAGTCGGTCATGAACGCCGCCTTGACCGACCAGCGCCGTCAGTGCCGCGTCGCCGGTCAGCCGCGCATGGACCGCCTTCATCAGCGCATTGTTAGCGGATGTCATGGGGCCTGCTCCTCGCATTGGCAGACCAGATAGCGCCCGGTCTCGTCAGGGTCGCGCACCAGCTTCAGCAGGAAGATCCGTGCGCCTTTGGTCAGCCTCTGCCCGGCCGCGACATCGCTTCGAAACCTTATCCAGATCCGGTGACTGACCGTGCCCACCTCGGCGCTTGCCGCCTCCGTCACCACAAACGAAACCGGCTCGATCTTCGCCCAAACGGCCGCCACAGATTGCCAGGTCACGGTCGCCCCGCCCTGACCGTCGGACACGGCAACCGGCGCTTCCAGCTCTAGCCTCGCGGTCATCTGGCCCGGATCGAGAAACACCACCATCACAGCCTCCGCATGCGAAAGGGCGCGATCAGCCGCTCGTAGCCGTCAGGGATTCCCGCCGGCTGCTGGTCGGGCGACAGCACGCCGCGAAAGGCGAACATGTGGCCGATATGGATCAGCATCGCCCGCTTCAGCGTATCCGGCACATCGGTCCCGGCCTCGCCATAGCCGGCCGAAAAGTCGATCTCGATCCCGTTCATCACCTGGCCGGGATCGATCGTCTTGCGCAGCCAAAGCCGCGCTGGTCGCCCCTTGCCGTCGAGCAGATGGTCTTCAAGCGACACATCAACCGCGGTGCCCGCGGCATCGTAAATCGTAACGCTCTGAATCGCTTGCACCGGAGACTTGAGGATGCGGATCACGCCATCGACTGGCCAGAAGTCGAGATAGAGCCGCCAGGTCTGCGCCATCAGGCAGAGGCCCGTCTCACGCTCCAGATGCTCGCGGGCGGTCGCAATCAGCGATCCGATCAGCGCATCCTCGTCGGAACCGTCAAGACGCAGATGCGCCTTCGCCTCGGCAAGCGTCAGCGGTTCCGCCAGGGGCGGATTGGTCTGGGCATAGGTCATGGGGATCCTCGTCGAAGATGATATCCGGCCCCACCCCACCCTCTCCCCGCCGCTGCGGGAAGAAGGTGGGGATGGCCGGATGACGGGTCGTTCCGGCACGCGTCGGTACGCTTGGCCGATCAGCTCACGGCGAACCGCACCAACTTGATCGCCTCGAAGTTCTGCACCCCGCCGCCGACCCGCTTGGTGGTGTAGAACAGCACATAGGGCTTGGCGGAATACGGATCGCGCAGGATACGCACACCCGCCCGATCGACCACGAGATAGCCCGAGCGGAAGTCTCCGAAGGCCAGCGAGGTCGAGCTTGCAGCGATGTCAGGCATTTCCTCGGCTTCTGCGATCGGAAAGCCCATCAGCGAGGCAGGCTGGCCCGCACTTGCCGGCGGCCGCCACAGGTAGTTGCCGTCGACATCCTTGAACTTGCGGATATCAGCCTGCACCTTGCGGTTCATCATGAACGTGCCGTTCTGGCGGTGTCCGGCCTTGAGCGCGTAGATCACCTCGATCAGCGTGTCGGAGGGATTGGTCGCCTTCCAGCCGCCGGCAACGCCGGTTGCGATATAGCCAAGACTGCCCCAGGCCCAGCTCGCATCGGCAACAGCCGTATAGGCGAGAAAACCCTTCGGCTTGTTTACCCCGTCACCGCGCACGAAGGCATCGCCCTCCTGCTCGGCAAAGACGATATCCACCTCGCCGGCGATCCAGGCCTCCATGTCGACAGCCGCGTCGTCGAGCAGCGCCTGCGTGGCGGCCGGCATGGCGTAGAGTTCCATGGTCGGGAAGGCGAGTTCGGCCAGAAGCGGCGTGTTGGTCTGCGGCCGCGCCGCCGTTTCCGCCACCCAGCCGGTGGTCAGCCCCGTCGTCGAGAACGGTTTCTTCAGGACGGAGGTCGAGACGGTGCGCACGGTCGAGAGCGCCCGCATCGGCGACACGACGGACACGCGGCGGCCGATTTCCGTGTCGGTCTCCGGCGGCACCAGATAGCCGCCATCGGCCCCGACCCCGACTGAGAACGCCTTCGCCTCCAGCTCGCGCAGCCCCGAATCCTCGCCGCGACGGATATAGGCGTCGAACCCCGCCTTGTGCTCCATCGCTTCGGGCGAAAGATCGCCGCCCTGACCGTAACCACCCCGGCCACCGAGCGGCGGCCGCGCCTTCTTCAGCGCCAGCTGGTCCAGCACCCGTTTCTGGTCGTCCATGGCGCGGTTGATGCGATCCACCTTGTCGCGGGTCACGACGTCGGCGGTCAGCTTCTGCTCGATCTCGCCCAGCCTTCGGTCGTTGACGTCCTTGAACGCCTCGAACGCCTCCATGAATTCGTCGAGCGCCGCCGTTACCGTTTCCGGCACGGCTTTCACTTCCGGCGCCACAGCGCCACTTGCCTGCACATGTCCCGTCATCATGTCCTGTCCTTCTCCATTAAGCCTTGTTCTGCCTGAACGACGATCTCCACATCAGCTTCGCCGCCCGCCGCATCTGGCGAACGAGCTCCGTCTCGCGGTCGCGAAAGAAGCGCTGATGCTTGACGTCGGACACCCGTGCCGATGGCAGCATCGGAAAGGTCACGACGGAGATTTCCCAAAGATCCGCCTCGAGAATGCGCCGCACCCCCGTCTTGGCGTCGGTGCGGGCCCGTACGGTTCGAAAGCCGATCGAGAGCCCGTCCAGCGCACCGGATTTCATCAGCGCCAGCACTTCCCGCGATCGGGCGACGCCTGGCGACAGTACGCCCTCGACGAACAGCCCGCGACCATCCTCGCGGATCGTCTTCCAGGCGCCGATCGGCTCGTTCGGGTCGTGCTGGTAAAGCATGCGCACGCCGGTTGCGCCGCGTTCGACAAGCGAGGAGAGAAACGCCCCCCGTTCGATCCGGTCACGACCGAGATCGACCTCGCCGAACACGCTGGCATAACCGGAAAACGTGCCGTCGCCGGCAATGCCGGCCAGTTCCAGATTGGCGAATTTGCGCACATTCGGGCGCATGGGCGGGCATTGCCCGCGGTCAGCGTGCATCGGGATCTCCTGCAATGTCATTGAACCTGTCGAACCCATCCGCCCGCGGCGGAAGGAGGTCGTCGCCGTCGGGAGCGCCTTACTCCCTGCGGCGCCCGTATCGCTCGGCTAAGCGCGACAGCGCGCCCAGCACCCACCAGGCCGAAAGGCTGGCGGCAGCCGATCCCGCCAGCAAGGTCTCCGGCTCGGGAAGCTCCCCGCTGATCCCCAACCGCGCCATCAGCCACAGCCCGACCGGCCCGCCGAAGATCAGCCCGCAGGCCACCCCGGTCAGAAACCGGCTCGCCGCCTCGTGCCCGCTTTTCGGCAGGAGATAGACCAGCGAAACGCCTGCACCCGCCAACGCACCTGCGGTCCGCGCAGCCCACACGCCGAGCGTTCCCGGATCGTGCCCAAGGTCAGCCATCGTTAAACTTTCTGGGTTATGTTGAGAGTGTCAGCCGGAAAGCGGATCTCCATCCGCAACCGCCAGGGCCTCGCGCATCTTCACGCGCCACATGAGGCTGGCAGGTTTTCATCAATCCCCTGAATCGCTTGAGAGACAGCGTTGACGAGTTGAGTCAGGGGGGTGAGAAGTTGAGTCTCTCAGTTTCCTTCATCTGCCGGTCCGTCCGCTAAGAGATCGGGTGGCAGTTGTCGGCCGTGTCGGATGTGGGAAACGGAGATGATCCCCTTCTCCATCCTGTAGTCGATGACATATTCCCCGGACACGAAACGGCGCCGGCCTTCCAGCGCCTCAATCGGGCTCCCGGCTTGCGGATAGTCCAGCAAGAGCCGCATCGATCCCCGCAACTGCCGCAGCACCGCTTCGGCGGCGCGCGGATTGAAACGCTCCAGATACCGCTGCTCGCTTCTCAGAAAGAGCGCCGCATCCTTGGAGAGCCTGATCCGCATCAGGCGGCGTCGCTCTTCTTCTCGTCGAGCACCTCCGCGAAGAACTCCTCCGCATCGACGAATTCGCCGCGCGCAATTTGTTCCTCGCCCTTGCGGATCTGCAGGATGTCATTCCCCTCCGCCATCAGATAATATTTCAGCGCCCGGACAATCACCCAGCTTCTGCTGCGATCCGAGGTTTCCGCGATCTTCTCGATATCGTCGAGAATGTCCTGCGGCACGCGCAACGTGATCGGGTCCGAGAGAGCGGGCTTTTCGGATTTGGCGTCTGCCATGTCGATCTCCATCTGTAATACACCGTATTACAAATTACACCTTGCGCCGCGATCGCGCAATCACGCCGAATAGCCCACCGCCTCGCGCTTCTCGTCCTCCGTCAGGAAGCCTGCAGCGCCGATCCGCGCCCACAGCGCCTCGCGCTCGGCCGAGAGACCTGCCACCCCGTCGAGATCCGGCTCCAGCCGCAACCCCTCGCCGAAAGCGTCCGAAAGCCAGGCGGAAAAGCTTGCGGCCGTTCGGGCAATCAGCGGCAGCACCGTCAGGCGGTAGAAGGCGCGGTTGGCCTCCTGGTAGTTGGCATAGGTATTGTCGCCGGGAATGCCGATCAGCATCGGCGGCACGCCGAGCGCCAGCGCAATGTCGCGGGCGGCACCGTTCTTTGCCTCGATGAAATCCATGTCCTTCGGCGAAAGCCCCATCGCCTTCCAGTCCAGCCCGCCTTCCAGAAGCAGCGGCCGGCCGGCATTGACCGCCCCCGAATAGCCCGCCTCCAGTTCGTCCTTCAGCCGCTGATACTGATCCGCGGAAAGATTGCCGCCGTCCTTCGGCTGGTAGACCAGCGCGCCGGACGGTCTTGCGGAATTGTCGAGCAGCGCCTTGTTCCAGCCCGCCGCCGCATTGGAAAGGTCGAGCGCTGCGCCAGCCGCCACCAGCGGCGACAGGCCACAATGGTCGTCGAGCGGGTGAAACAGCTTCAGGTGCAGCAGCCCCGGCCCGTCACGATCGACGGCAAGCCGCCGTGTCACCTGCCCGGCGCGATAATCATAGGCCGCAATCCAGCCGTCGCGCCCCTCGACGACGCTCACCCGGTCCGGCCGCAGCAAATGCAGTTCCCGCAGGTCGCCGCCAAGCGCCAGCGGCTCCACATAGGCATTGCCGGACAAAAGCAGATGCCCGTACAGCGCCTCGAAGAAATCCGGCCCGCTCTGGCGGCCGTTCGGACGTGCCAGAAGCGCCAGCGCCGGATGATCGGCTGCCTCGCTCGTCCCCCGATAGGCGAGCCACGGCACGGCGGCGGCAGCTTCGGCCACCATCCGCATGGCCCGATAGGCGATCGGGTTCTTCATGAACCCGGCCTTTGCCAGAGCCGCATAGGACCGCCCGGACCAGTGCGCCGCGCCATCGCCAGATACGATCGCAAAGCCCGACGATAGCCCCGACGTCGCCTTGGTTTCCTGAGGCGGCGCGATGCGGGAAAGCCCAGGAAGCCGGAATGGAAATCTCATCGTTTCATCCTTCACTCGATCCGGGATCAATTCCCTCTGAAGACGTTCAGGCCGCCATCGCCGCATCGTCCCGCAGCGCTGCCGCGAACGCTTTCGCGTACCCCGCCACCTGCGCCGCCCGGTCATTGCCATTGATGATTTTTCGCGCCCCGACCCAGTCCGATTTCCCAGGGCCGAAATAATCGCCGAGCTTGCGGCCGGTGAAACTGCCGGCCCGCATGCCCTCGATCAGGATTTTTACTGCCACATCCATCTCCATGGCGCGATGAGGTGCCGTGACCAGATCGATCCCTGTCAGCGCCGACATTTTCTGGTAGTTGCGCCTGTGGGTCAGTTGCACGAGCCCGCGCCCCAGCCAGGTGCGGCCATCGGCATCGTAACGCCAGTACGGCGTCTTCACCGTCCGCAGCCGGCCGGCGCTGTAAGCGCTTTCCAGCCGCACCACCGCAAGCTGATCGGTCTTGGCCAGCGTTTCGCGCACCGGCTGCATCGTCGCTGCCGTCTCGTGAAACGCGGTCGCCAGCGCATAGGCAAGCGCCGCGGGGCCTTCGATGGGGTTGCGCGCCTCCCATGCCTCCAAAACAGCAGCCAACCCGGCCACCTGACCACTTGCCAACCGCCCGCTGAACGGGTTCCTGCGCACGTGATCGAAGAAAAAACTGCGCTCGTATGCCATGTTAATCCTACCCCTTTACCGCGTTCGAAGGTTTCAATCGGTTTAGAAAAAACTAAATCGTTTTAGTCTGTTAGTGACGATTTACTTCGGAGTAAGGATGTGGAACCAATCCAACCATGCGACGTTCATAGGGGCGCACCACCATGATGGTGCAGCGCACAATCCGGAGATCATGATGATGCAGCAGACCGCCCAGACAGCCGCCACGAAATCGGTGCCGCAGCACGTCCTCGAGCGCATGGAATCCGAATGGAAGCAGATGCGCGACAGCGCTCCGGCTGTGCCGGCTAAAAGCTGAATTGCAACTGTTGGCAGTAGCCAACTGTCAGATATAGAACGCTTGAGCGGCCCTGTCCGGGCCGCTTTTCGTTGCGCGGTTCACCAGAAGCGCCACACCGGGCCTAGGCTCAAATCCCCCTGACGCGCGGCTCGCCCTGGCCGTCCAAAACAAGCGCCGTCAGCGCCCAGACCAGCGCATCCAGCCGGTCCGGCGAGCGTCCCGATGACAGTCCGTTGGGACCGAAATCGCACATCTGGTCCTCCAGCTCCGCAAACCGTCCCGCATGCACCACCCGTCCCTGCTCGTAGAGGGCTGCGACCGGTTCTGCGCGGGCAAACTTTCCGCGGGATGCATGCACCACCGTTACCGGCAGGTTGGCGTCGATGCTTTTCAGCATCGCCGGCACCATGTCGCCGCCCTGGTTGCCCTCGGCCACGACGCGGTCGGCCGAAAACCGCGCATAGGCCTTCACCACGGCCTTCGCCCAGCCGCCCGGCGTATGGCCGGTCACCGAACAGTCGGCCAGCACCACCGCCCTACCAGGCGAACCTTCGCTTGCCTCGACACCCGCCACGACGATGCCGCAGCAGGAGTTCTCGCCGGATCCCGAGGGCGGATCCACCGCCACCACGATGCGCCGCAGAACCCCGGTAAAGCGCGTCACGCAGGCCTCGAGGTCGGTGCGCTTCCACAGCGCGTCGTCGCGATCCTCGATCAGCTCGCCGCCAAGTTCCTGACGACCAAGTCTCGTCCCGCCATAGCGTCGCTCCAGCGCCGCGATAAAGCCCGGTGCCAGATTGCCGGCGTTACCGGCTGTGGAGATCTTGATCAGCCGCGTGCCGGGGTCGGCAATCAGTTGCTTCAGCACCGGCACCGGTCGCGGCGTGGTCGTCACCAGTTGGCGCGGATCGAGTCCCAGCCGCAGGCCGAACTGCAGCATGTCGAACGTTTCCTGCGCATGCTTCCATTTGCCGATCTCGTCGCACCAGGCGTAATGAAACTGCGGCCCTCGCAGGGCTTCCGGATCCTCGGAGGAAAAGATCTGCGCCACCGTGCCGTTCGGCCAGACCAGCCGTTTGCGTGAAATCTCGAATTCGGGCCAGTGCCGTGCCGCAATCCGGCAGATGCCGGACACACCGTCCACCATCACCTCGCGGGCATCGCCCAGCGTTTCCGCCACGAGCGCGATGCGAAGATCGGACCGCTCTCCAGCCGCACACGCCAGCGCATGCACCCATTCGGCGCCCGCCCGCGTCTTGCCGGATCCGCGCCCGCCCATGATCAGCCACGTCCGCCAGTCGCCCTCTGGCGGCCTCTGTCCGGGAAGCGCCGTGAAAGCCCAGTCCCGGTCGAGACCTGAGACGAACCCGTCAAACGCGTTCTCTCCCGGACCAGGCGCGTCACAGTTCTCCGCCGGCACCGCATCCGGAGTGCGAGGCAACCCCATCGCAGCGGCCAAAACCTTTCCGGCTTCCAGATCCCGTCCACTCTTCTCCCTAGCATCACCGATGCCAGACAT